CACCAATCCTCCCCAATGCTATTCTGATGCTGCCAAACAGCATGCCTGTGCCGATGGTCGCAACGGACAACCTAATTATCGCAGCATTGTGTCCTCGGATTGTCGTGATGTTTTAACTGAATTCTGCAGTGGTACCCTTCCCACTGATGATCCTACATCCCCAGAATGGATCAATCGCTGGTTGGGTGCAGATTCCCCGTGTGTTTACGCCCTATATCGTAATATACTAAATATTGGAGGGACAGGGCATTGTTTCTGTCCTACCGGTCCCGCCGGATGTGCTAATATTCCCACTCCGGGTATCTGTAATATTCCTCTTATTGGTTTAGATGCCCAAGGATACTTTTGGGGCCAACAACTTATGGGAGCGGCTATGGAACATTATAATGAGCAAGGGTTTTCTCTAGGAACTCTTCCGGGACAACCAGGGTATAATCCATTACAAGATATTTGGTATAATGAAGTTTGTTGTCCCTATCCCGGGTTGTGTCAGAATGGCATCTCTGCCGCCTGCGCTACCCAAACTGCGCAACGGTTATCTCTTAACCCCTCAGCCGCTCGGTGGTGCGGCTGTCACCTCTCACCCGAAGAATATCAGGAATTTTCTGTACGCTACAATATTCCTCCACAATGTACTCCCATGTGTAATCGAGCTGATGTCCTTCCCATTATCGGGATCAACGGAGAACCTGTAACTTGCCGTCAAGACATCTGTCTAATTAATAATGTCAATGTTAATCTTATCAACTCGCAGATTGGCGGAGGAATTCAATTTAATCAAGTCTGTGGTTCCTGTCCCAATGGACAATGTAGTTGCGTTGTTGATAGTACAGATGTAACCATCATCGATAGTATTATTGGGGACAATTTTATCCCCGTATTACAGAACTGCGGTTCTTTCGTTTGTTTGCAAGATAATCCCGCTACTTCTGGTCCCCGAACCATCCCCGTAGATTGTGGAGATATTGGCTTTAACCCTTATGATGAGTATCAGTCAAAGCTAGACGCCGCCAACGCTGCCGCCAAACAAACCTCCCTGTTCTGGGTGGTAGTTATTATCGGGGCAGCCCTGGTAGTAGTATTCCTATTGATCCTATTCTTATATCCCAGAAGTTACGGTACTAATACCGGAGTCACCACTGCTGATGGTACGATAGTCTTCCGCAGATATGAAGCTCCTAATGCAGAAGTGGTAACTAATTACATAAATACCTATACTTAAATGTGAGAGCTCTGGGAAATAATAAATGAATAATTATATACTAGGAGTATATAAGTTATAAGTAATATTTAGCATTACTCTCGCAGGTATTTCGATACCATTCGGGAATATCACTGCGTTGTAGTAGAGAGGCTAGAGCGGCTGCTCCCTCAGTCCTATTACAATAGAATCCCACTATGGAGATCTCAAAGTCAAAGAGATAATCATAACACTGCGGTTCCACAAAGAGGGCATCATGTTCCGGATACTTGATGCTATTACCAATGAGACAGAGATCATACACCCTTTGGGAATTAGAACTAGAAAGGGTGCGTAAGAGTCGACAAGCATTGTACAAAGCTTCAGCACGATGTTTGCGTTCCTTATGAGCTTTGAGATACCACTCAACGGCCTGACTAAAATAGTGTTGTGCCTTGTTTTCTAGATCGTCCTCGCCAAGTTTATCAGGATTCCACTTCTCCAAGTGTTGGAGATCGGATTCGGGAAGAGAGCTTTCTTCCACAGAATCGGGATCTTCTCCCAGATGGATACAGGCTTCCCGATCATCTTGGTTGCATTTTTTCTTCAGTAACTCGATGCAATAGCGATAGGCCCATGCAATTTTCTCATTACAATTTCCCACCTGATACATGGCGATATATACTTCTTCAGGAGTGACGCAAGGTCCGAAAGTAATTCGGGTTTTGTATTCTTCCACACTTTCATCCCATCTTCCCAAATCTCTCAAGGTCTGAGCGAGATAAAAGTGGCATCGCGATTTCCATTTTCCGATATTGGGATCGGCAATATCTTCTCTTAATAAACGTTCATCACGCTCGAATTTGTCACTCTTGCAGCCACCGTCTTCCTTGTCGTTAATCTTTAAGGTGGTAACCTTACTGCGATGTATATGTCCCTTGTAAGTCGACTGATCATCCGCCGCAATCCAAAACTCATGGGTACGAAGGCGACAGACCCAATCTACTCGAGTGGAGAGGATACGAATATTAGCGTAACTAACGTGTGGAGTATACTGTTCCACGTCATACATCTCATCGAAGAGGAAAGTCTTATTAAAGTCTGCAGTTTTCTCCCAAATGAAGTCGGCATCCGATAAAAGAATATAATCCGCAGATGGATAGGTCTTCTTGGCCATCTGTACACTGTGAGTACGATTATAGCAGAAGCTCTTAAAAGGTTCATGATGTACGGTAGTAGGAAGCTTATGTTCTTGTCCCCAAGCAACAATGATCTCGGCGGTATTATCGATAGAACCAGTATCTACAATAGATATAAAATCTATTATACCGATTAGAGAGTTAAGGAGACGTTCCATGTTTGCCGATTCGTTCTTCACTATCATAGCTAAACATAAGGTTTTCGGTGGTTTTTTACCAGCGGCCCTCCTTTTCATAGCTTGTAGAGCCTGCTCCTTCTTGGATGCATTAAGCTGTGCACTGGTGACTTTAGTAGACTTACCCATTTTAAAAACATCTACTCTGCATTTATACATATGATAGTATGTGGTAGAAATAATATATGTTGCAGGATACATAGTAGAAGCGGTATATGGTAGGACTAATATATACTATATACTACTTCTACTATATAGTAGAAGTAGTATATAGTATATGGTATATGGTATATAGTGGAAGTAGTATATAGTAGAAGTAATATATAGTAGAAGTAGTATATAGTAGAAGTAGTATATAGTAGAAGTAGTATATAGTATATGGTAAAAATACTGTGTACTGTATAAGTAATATATAGTGTATGGTAAAAATACTGTGTACAGTAGAAGTAGTATATGATATATAGTAGGAGTAATATACAGTAGAAGTAATATATTGTAGAAGTAGTATATAGTATATAGTATATGGTATATAGTAGAAGTAGTATATAGTAGAATATGCACTAAGGATAGTGGTGCCGATGAATGTAATGAATTAATTGTCCCCATTATATGTCCACGTTATATATATATATATATATAGGTATCGTAGTATATAAATAGTATGGAAGCACGGCAGAAACAAATAACATGGTAGTTTGTGGTTTCGTGTTATTTATATACTACTATACCCATACATAAATAACACGGGTACATAACAGAAACAAATATAGTTGGTGTCAACGGTATCATATTTTTCGGATGAAAAATATATTAGGTTATGGTACTTAATTGTCATACTTACGTCGGTGACGTCGATGTCTTCGATTCTTCAGTCCCCAGTTCTTTGGATCTGGAGGAATAAAGTCGACAAAATGTCTGTGTGACGGGTTGACATACTCATCGGATTCGTGTGTATACCGCGCGGGCTGTTGTGTGGGCCGTAAGGCATATGAATCAATAACGTCTGAAATATAGTTATCATCATGATATCTGTGCATCGAATCTGTCGCATACGTACTAAATATATCTCTATGAGGTATGTGGGTATGCCAGCGATGTTCTCGTGAAGATGCCAGAGGAACAGGACACTGAGTACTATGTTGAGTGTTGTGTTGAGAATCATATTGAGAATAATCCTGCGGGATGGGCTGATTTGTCGGGGTCGTGTATTGAGGATAGCCGGGTAAATAATCGTATGAATGCTGCGGAGGATAACGTTGGGGTGGCTGATCACACGTAACCTGTTGTACTTGATAATTGATACATTGAATAGTGTTTTCAGGAACGGCTGTGGACAAACTCGCTTGATAATATGCGGGGAATTCCGGGTAATCGTGAGTTCCAGAACGATATGGAGAATGGTAGGTAGGGTCGTAGGAAGGGTGCTGTGACGGCGTCACCGGGTTTTCGTTCTCAGGAATGATACCATGACTGTGCGTTCGTAATCGACGATTACGATTGGCAAACATCAACATATGATCGTGATACTTTTTAATGGCCTTATAGATGTTCTCCTCCTCATCTGTGCGTACTAGTCGGTTACGCAATCCCACATAGAGATCTTTGACTCGCTGGTGATCAAAAGGTATTCCCTGAAGGTGTTCAACGGTTCTCCGGTTATCTCTGACGATGTCGAGATTTCGGGTAAAGTATCCGTTCTTGGGAATGAACGTTCTTATCTTCTCTTCTGCAATGTCCAGGTTCCTCATCTTTTTTCCCAAGCGAAACATCACCAACATAAATTCACGAACGTCGTTAAGAACAACTGATCGCTTAGGATTGGTTGAGAACAACCCGTCGCGATCTTGATTGATATGGGCGGCGCAATAGGCTTCGTTTTTAGGAGCGCGATTACCACAGAATATCAGTTTGGAGATACCCTTTTTAAAGTGTAAGCATCGGTTGCTGTGATCGACGAAATCCTCTTCGTCGTAGTGCGCCATCGTGGAGATGGCTTAAGATCACAAGTCATGGTCATTTTAGGAAATCAATTTTGTCGAGCTTAAGTAATATGGTAGATTCAAAAATTGTGTTGTAGTGAAAGCTTGTAATAGTATGTTCAAACAGTATCTTCTCATTGGTGTGCTAGTTTAGTAATCCGAGGGAGATGTACGACTTTCCCGGTTGTATGTAGTTCAAATTAATTGACGAAAACCTACACACAAATAGGTTAAGGAACGGGGGAAACCAGCAACCCCCGCATCTGTAATCTTATTATTCCTCTTCAAATCCAAATAGGTTAAGTCACGAGGGAAACCAACAACTCCCAGATCGGTTATCTTATCATTCCATTCCAAATCCAAATGGGTTAAGGAACGGGGAAGATCCCGGACTCCATCATCCGTTATGTTATTATTACACCATAAGTTCAAATGGGTTAAGGCAGGAGGAAGATCTCGAAGTCCCGCATCCGTTATATTGTCATTGTGACTCAAATCTAAATGGGTTAAGGATGGTGGAAGATCCAGAAGCCCCGCATTGGTTATGTTCTTATTACGACACAGAATCAAGGAGGTCAATGACGGTGGAAGATTATGAAGTCCAGCATCCGTTATCCTATTATTGTAGCGTAAGTTCAAATAGGTTAAGCATCGTGGAAGATCTGCGAGTCCTTCATCCGTTATCTTATTATTACCCGCCAAATTCAAAGAGGTTAAGGCACCAGGAAGATGTGCAAGTCCCGCATCTGTTATATTGTTATTCGACCCCAAACGCAAATAGGTTAAGGATGGCGGCAGATTACAGAGGTCATTTTCCGTAACCTTGTTATCTCCATGTAAACTTAACGCTGTCAGGGTATCGGGAAGTAATGTTAAGTTGACACCATGTTTTAAATGTAAACATATAAGAGTGGTCAGATTGGGGAATCCTTGGGATAAACGAGTCACTTGTTTAGTGTAAAATAAACGGGTAGTACGATTGAGGATATGTCCACATATACGACGATTGGAAGAACAAAGGATAGTAATATCCTCGGAACTCAAATGATGGGATATTTCTGACCACATCTCAGGATGAAGGTACTGCATCCTTTATACTGAGGGTAAGATCATATTATATTCCGTATAATATATTTTATGACGATCATTTTCCTATGCTATTCTCACTAATGGCAATGTTGGCACTCCCGATTGATCTAGCATCGACATATTGTGGTTTATTTGCTGAGGGTCGATTATTCCAAGCAGCCAGACATATAGCGATGACAGCGACGAGTCCGATGATCACCAATATTATTATGGTGTAACTAGTATATGAAGATGCTATAATGGGAACATCAGCAGGATTAATATCTAAACAGGGACCTACAGATACTTGGTTTCCTTCTGCATCCAGTTGGATGCACGTAGAGGTCGAACCGCAGAACTGGTTGAAGTTGACTCCTAATCCCACCTCGGACACAGTACTATTGATATTGACACCTCCCACGATACAGACGCACCCCGCAGTACCGGTCTTTCCTAAGTTATTACATCCTGGGCATAAGGTATTGAAGTTGATTCCTCCCGGAATAGTGCTGTTCAAAGTATTGATAGTAACGTTATCAATTACGCAAACATTCTGGGGACAAGTGATAAGATTACCGGTAATGGGATTGGATTTTTGAGAAGTTAAGGCCCTGTGGCATAAAGGATCACAGGCGGGTAGAGGAAAACAATCGGCAGATCCCGCCACGCACCCTCCCTGGCATGTGTCGGCCCCAGCTAAGCAACCACCATTCCCGAGAGTGTATTTTACGTAATCTGGATCGGGAGCTACGTAGCATCCGCAGAAATTAATAAGCGTGGGACTAGTCGCAGCTTCGGCATGCGTATAATCACTACAGTATCCTTCTAAAAATCGGGCACAGATTCCGGGAAGTCGGGGATCAATACATAAGCGTTCTAAGGTAGTTTGAAAGGAACTATAGGTTGGGCTGGTAACATTATCGGTCAGGGTATTAGTAGATAAATAGGTATCGAACAGTTCCACCACGCGGCCCTGCGCAGTTAATAGAGCAGTGGGATTATATTGTAAATTAGTCCCTGTAGTGTTAATAAACTGAGCATAGGCGGCGGGACAATCGTGAGTATCCCAGTATAAAATTAAATCATTACCTGCACCTATATCTCCGGAGCAGTTATTCATAATACATACATAGTCGCCAGCATCACAACTCATTTTAAGTTCTCATATTATTCTAACATTTTATGATCTATTCATCAATCCTATCATCTAAACCATCCTCAATATTAGTGTTAATATTAGTCTCAATGTTATCATTATTCTTAGCGAAGTCACCGACGGCTAATTCGGACGGAGCACTCCTCGCCATCTTGTGTTGACTACGCACAAATAACTCCGGACGAAAGTTCCTAAGGTTTTGAGGTGGACTCCGTGCCGATATTTCAGCGGGATCATTTCTTGATGTTTTGTCAACTTTAGATAGATTTGTTACTACGAGCTCCGTACTTTCGTCAGAAGCAAAGCGTCGTCTTCGTGGAGGTGCTTTCGATGATTTCGATATTTTGGCTGGCCCACCGGGATTCATTTTCCTCTCGACATTTTCTACCCTGTCCGCGTTCATCATCCTAGGATTCATCGTTCGATTAGGAAGAGGTGGTAACTCAACCACCACATGTTCAGGGGATGAGTGTGGTAAGTCCATGGAAGAGAGATCGGAATCTGAACCTGGCGGCGATTCGTCTGCATACGCAGGTTTATTCTCCTTAATAATACCGGGAATGGGACTATTTAAGTCGAAGATTTCTAAGTCTAAACTATCTAATTCCCTGTAGTATTGCTCTAAAGTTCGGGTTTTATACTTTGAACTAGCGTCGGTAATGGAGAGGTTTCTCACACATCGAGAAATGGTTCGGGCATTGAGGGAGACTCCCTTCAATAGAACTGTTCTCTTGGCGAGATCAAATGTACTCAGACACGTTTGAATAGCCGTCACCACAAATCCCAAACTGCTGGCAATGCGACTGGCGGCATTTTGACACGAGATTATCCCAAGAACACCAATGATAGCCCCAGCAACAATTATAAGCACGGTGGCCAAAATGTTTAAGAAACGGAATATTGCCGCCAGCCTACTCGTTGATACCGATAGGGTTATGGCCTTTTTGTATAGCTCCTCGGTGGTGGTGTTAAGTGTCTCAGCATCGGCGAATTCGTCATCGATGTTGTTTTGACGTTTAAGAACGTAAACTTGACCAGCACGCTCGGTAATCTTAGTATAAGTGGTTCCTCCCGTCGATGTCGCCATGCTGAATTGTTAACATATTATAGATAACATATCCACTTCACTTTTGATCTGAGAAATCTCAGATCATCATATGATATAGGATTCCCTATATACCGCCAATTTTTAGAAACATATAATATTTCAAGTTGTGTCCACTACATTTTTGACATACAAGTCACTAAGAGGATTAGTGAATGCAGTTGCCGTGAGTGTTACCAGCTTGACCGTCTGTAAAGATGCAGTGTAGACGAAAGCTTCACACTTATCACCAAAGGATATGCAGGTAGTTACCGATTGTCCAAGTGAAGTGGCTGGAAATATACAGGGTTCGGTACCGGAAGATCCACAAGTATTGAGAGTGTTAGCGTCGGTTCCCGGATAGACCCCATAGGGGGCTTCTTCGCTAATGGGAGCGCTGACTGCCGGGGCAGTGAATACCGATATTGTCCATATTATAATCAATAGCAATATTATTACCGTGAGAGTAATAATAACTATTATATAGCCTGTGGTGGCATCCATTTATATATTATAGGAAAACTGATTGCATAATTGTTAAAAAAAAAAAGACAATATTAAGTATCATCATGGCCATGATGACACTACGTCTACCCTTCTTTGAAAAGAAGAGAAATTTAAAGGTGGAGGAATATGAAAGTCAAAAGCTTCCATGTTGGAACGTGATACCAGAACCTATGATCTTACCTCCCGTACCCGGAAGCATGTTGTCCTGCACCGATTCCTTATTACTTGCCATTAAGACTGCACCAAGGATCGTATTACAACCATCTACAGTCCTATCACCACCGACTTCTCCTCTGAAGCCTCATGTAGTCTTACCAACGAGATCTCCCATAGTCTTACCTCCATCTCCGATGAGGTCTTCCATAGTTCTACCACCATCTCCTATCTTATCACCATTACTATCACCAAAGTCTCCCATGGGATTACCGACGAGTACACCCAGATCGAGCCGAGTGAAGTTGCCTCCGTTATCAGAACTGCGTCCCCCCGTAGTCATGTCCCTATCTAAGAATGCACTACGAAATAGCAAATCTATTCCCAAAACTCCAGCATCGGTACCTATCCCACGAGCACCATTGTTGAACCTGAAGATGAGAGTTCCTCAAACGGTGAGATTACCGTCACGAGCTGCCATAATATTTCCAGACCCTATACCATTGAGGTTCCTTCCACGTGCGGGAACAGAGTGGAAGCCATTGGAAGTATCAGATAGCTTGTCACCAATCATGAGAGCGACGGTATTCATGACTTTTGATAATACCGTAACTGCCGACCAGATAAGTGCCACTGTAAGAACGATCAACACCTCAGTGTCAGAATTACAAAAGCACCGTAAGAATACTTTACGTTCATTAATTGAGATCGACAGAATGGATGCGGAGAGATTCGAGACTTGTCTATCCATATATGAGAACAACCAAGTGTACTATCAAGATCTTTTAGATAGTGCCGTAGGGATAGAGCGAGATAGTATTATCAAAGATCTTAATATCCTGGAACGCTGGTTCATTTCCATTGTCGAGCCTCGTCCTAAGATACGGGCAGAGATCAAACAGTGGGAAGAACGAGAGAATATCAAGAAGATTAAAGGATATAGTGCCTACTGTGATCCTGATCTGTACAGTATTATCACCCCTATATTATCACCCCTATAATGCACAATATATAATATATACTTTAGGGGTATATATTTCTCATCTTTACAGTATTATCACTCTCATAATGCACAATATATAATATATACTTTAGGGGTATATATTTCTTATCTTCACAGTATTATCACCCCTATAATGCACAATATATAATATATACTTTAGGGGTATATATTTCTTATCTTTACAGTACTATCACTCACATAATGCACAATATATAATATATACTTTAGGGGTATATATTTCTCATCTTTACAGTATTATCACCCTATACCATATGAATACATAGGATCCTATGTGGGTATTAAGGGTTAATTCACATGGCCCCTTTATCGTTTAATGTAGTATATAGTAAATATTACTATATAAGTAATATTCTAACATAAAATATTCATAGTGAGGCTATTCCAGTTTAAGAGATTACGATGGGTTCTCACAACTTCCTCAATAATCGGTCCATACATACTAGAATTGAATGGTGTAAGTACTGCGTCTTTTGAAGTTCCGAGATATACCGAAGATCTAAGAAAATCACTAACTTCTGCATCACTAATTCCGTTGACATCGTCATTGTCGGAGGATTGTGTAGGGAGTGTGGCTGCGGGAAATCTGCGTACAGGGACAAACGATTCACTGCTATCGGGAAGGAACTGTACAGATACGATATTTTGAGGAAGATAAGGTATCATTTCCAATGTAGGTTTGTAGTCCGGAATTTTTAACACCACCAATGTTTTGGGATAGTATTGAAATCCTGTAACGGTGAATCGCATATCAATATGTCGATAACCATTTTTAATGGTTAAATTCTTTAATCCTCTCGGCAAATTGTAAACCATCGTATCGGTGAACCAATATGTTGGTGATGTAGGTGATGGTACAGGTGGACTGTAATAAATAGTCAGATGCAACTTTTCTAATCCTATGGGGAGATTCTGGGTCCAGGATTCACTTGAGGTGGTAAATACGGCGATAACAAGAGTTTTCAAGTTCCACGGGAGGATTCCCACATCAGCATCACTTATGAATATATCTTGTTGTATATTCAGGGATGTTAGTTCAACAGGAAGTAAAGGAGTAATATCACACATCGATACATCGTGTCGAAACCCTGCAGATTTTATGATTAGGGACTTTAGTGCAGCAGGAAGTAAAGAAAGTAAAAGCCTAATGCCCTTGGGATTAACATATGTGAACGTGGCCTCGCGTAAATTTGGGGGTAGGGTTATCGAATTTATTGGTAA